TTTATTTATTGAGCAAATGAAATATAACTTTCTGAACGCGTTGGACTTGGAAGATGAAGTTAAATTAAAGATTTCCTCTTTACTTCGTAGAACTGAACTTGGCAGTGAACAAATCATTACCTCTCCATTGGGTAATCACTTAGATCCTGACCTAATTTTGTCTGCTTGGGATAGTATCTTTAATTCAAGATCAGATTTACTAAATGAAGAATTAGTTGAGCTAGAAAAACTTAATCGTGATAAATTTGGACCAAGAAGTGTGGCGGCGGATTGGATCACGAGAAAAGAATCGGTGCTAGATTATTTTGGTCGAGATAGTCAAAGAAATGTACCAGATCCAGGGTATAATAGCCCGAAATGCCTGCGTCCTATAGACTTAAACACAGCTATTAAGTTTCTTAAAAATAACACAAATTCTGGCTTGCCATTCTATCAGCGAAAGGGTGAAGTAAAAGATATTTTAAAGCGTGAATTTACTCACCTTCTAGACAGACGTGACGATTGTGTTATGTTCACGCGTACGCAAGAGGCTGGTAAAACTAGGACTGTTTGGGGTTATCCTTGTGCAGATACCTTAAATGAAATGAAGTTTTATCGTCCATTGTTGCAGTATCGTAAGAGGCTTGGACATAGATCTGCACTGCGTGGTCCTGACGCAGTAGACTTAAGGCTTACTAATTTAATTACGGAGGCAATTAAATATAATAAGCAACTGCTGAGTATTGATTTCTCATCATACGATGCATCCGTGAGAGGCGGACTACAGAAGGTTTCCTTTGATTATATTCGTTCTTTATTTCAACCTGATCACCACCATGATTTGGACTATATTGAACATCGTTTTTCAACGATTGGTATAATTACTCCAGACGGGATTTATGGAGGACCACATGGAGTGCCTTCTGGCAGTACCTTTACGAATGAGGTTGACTCAATAGCGCAAGAACTTTGTGCTTATCATTTAGGTCTAGATTCAGATAACTATGATATACAGGGTGATGATGGAGCATACATAGTTACTGATCCAAATATGATTAAAGAAGGTTTTAGATCATTTGGGCTAGATGTTAACGATGAAAAGAGTTACGTATCGAACAATAGTTTTATTTATCTTCAGAATCTGTATAGTTCTGATTTTGTTTCGAGTGACGGAATCATTCGTGGTATTTATCCAACCTACCGAGCTTTAGGAAGGATAATTTATCCAGAGAGATTTGACAACTTTAGTTCAGAAGGAATAGCAGGTGCCGACTACTATTCACTGAAAACAATTTCTATTTTAGAAAATTGTCGTAACCATCCACTATTTGTCGACTTTGTCAAGTTTGTAGTGAAACTAGATAAGTATAAGTTGAGCTACACTCAGTATGGACTGCAAAAATACATCCAACGTATTAAGCGGTCAAGTGGGGC